ATGACTATCGTGCAGAACACCGAGCAGGACCTGAGAACCCGACAGATCGCCCTGGAGGAGGAATCCCTCACCCTCGGCATCGACCGCTACAAGAAGGACCGCGAGCGCAACGACGAGGCCGACACCGGTCCGGGTAAGCGCCTCATCCGCGACGCCATCTCCCTCGTCGCGGCCGGAATCGAACAGTTCGTCGCCGAGGCCCGCAACGGGAAGCCTGGCAAGAAGCACACCGCCGTTCGTTGGGTCGAGAAGTTCCCCCCGACCGAGCTGGCCTACCTCACGTGCCGCACGTGCCTCAACGCGATCTCGACCGGCGAGACGCGGGTTCAGAGCGCCGCCGAGTCCATTGCTATGGCCGTCGAGGACTCCATCAACTACTCCCGCTTCCAGCAGGAAGCACCGGGACTCCATAAGCACCTCCAGACCGTACTGAAGAAGGCCACGTCCAAGCGCCACAGCCGCAACGTCATGGAAGCCGCCGTTCGCCGTACCGAGATCGAGCAGTTTTCGTTCCCCGGCAACGATGGCGTCCACTTCGGCATGAAGATGATCGAGACGTTCATCGAGACGACCGGGTTGGCTGAGCTGTTCAACGACAGCAGCCACGGCAAGACCCGCGAGCGCGTCCTCCTCCGGGGAACCGAGGCGGTCCTCGACTGGCTCGACAAGGCGCATGACGCCGCAGCTCACTTCTCCCCCATCCGTATGCCCATGCTGGTTCCGCCGAGACCCTGGAACGCTTCGAAGGGCGGCGGATACCTGACGGACGCTGGCGGCCTCGTGCCGCTGGTCCGCACCCGCAACAAGGCGTATCTCCGTGAGCTGGACAACGCCGACATGCCGAAGGTCTATCAGGCGCTCAACGCGATCCAGGCTACCCCGTGGCGAATCAACTCGGCCGTCCTGGCTGTCATGCGTGACGCTTGGGAAGCGGGCGGCGGTATCGGCGACCTCCCGCACCGCGAGCTGCTAGCTATCCCTCCGCTGCCCTCGGAGGACATGGAGGTCTATAAGGTCGAACACCCGGACGAGTTCAAAGCCTGGAAGCGCACCCGCGCCGAGACCTACGAGAAGAACGCCCGGTCCGCATCCAAGCGCGTCGCGGCTGCTCAGAAGATCGCCCTCGCTGCCCGCTTCGCGCCAGAGGAGGCCATCTACTTCCCCCACTCCTTCGACTTCCGGGGTCGCGTCTACCCGGTCCCAGGCACCCTGAACCCTCAGGGCGACGATCAGGCCAAGGCGCTCCTCCACTTCGCCGAAGGCAAGCCGCTCGGCCCCTCGGGCGCCAAGTGGCTGGCGATCCACGTAGCCAACCTATTTGGCGTCGACAAGGTGCCGTTCGAGGAGCGCATCGCGTGGGTGCATAATAATGAGGACCGCATCCTTGACTCGGCGCTCGACCCGCTCGACGGGCAGCGCTTCTGGACCGAGGCCGACTCCCCGTACTGCGCGCTGGCGGCGTGCTTCGAATGGGCGGGCTACCGGAAGACGGGCGAGGACTTCGTGTCCCACCTCCCCATCGCCCTCGATGGCTCCTGCAACGGCCTTCAGAACTTCTCAGCCATGCTGAGAGACACGGTGGGTGGCGAGGCGACCAACCTGATCCCCCAGGAGCGCCCGGCCGACATCTACACGAAGGTCATGCACGTCGCAGCGGCTCGGATCAGGACCGAGGCCGAAGCAGGTAACCCCTTCGCTGTCACATGGGACGGCACGCTCACTCGCGATCTCGTGAAGCAGCCGGTGATGACGCTCCCCTATGGCGTCACCAAGTCCGGCATGCGCAACCAGATCGTCGAGAAGTGCAAGAAGCTCGGGCTGGACGACTCCCGCGACCGTGCCGGATACCTCGCCGACATCCTGTGGGAAGCCATCGGTCAGGTCGTCATCGCAGCACGCGAGGCGATGGACTGGCTCAAGGAGGCCGCCAAGGTCGCCGCCAAGGGCGACATGCCCGTGAGCTGGACCACCCCGGCCGGATTCCCTGTCCTTCAGGAGTACCGCGAATCGGCTGGAGCGCGCGTCCTGTCCTACGTTTCGGGGAGGGTCGTGTATATAACTCACAGCGTAGATGGAACAAAACTCGACGGCCGCAGACAGGCCCTCGGCATCTCGCCGAACTTCGTCCACTCCTGCGACGCAGCCCACCTCAAGCTCACCGTCTGCGCCGCCCTCGACAACAACATCACCGACTTCGCGATGATCCATGACTCTTATGGAACCCACGCGGCCAACACCGACATCCTCGCCGCTTCGTTGAGAGCGGCCTTCGTTGAACAGTACAGCCGCGAGGTCCTCACGGACTTCCGCGACGAACTAGCGGCTCAGCTCACACCCGAGCTGGCCGCGAAGCTCCCCGACCTGCCGCTCTGCGGCGACCTGGACCTCTCCCGTGTGGAGCAGTCCGCGTATTTCTTTGCCTAAACGATTACCTACTCGTAACTATTGAGGAGACGTAAATGTCCATCCAGTTCAACAGCAGACTGAAGACCCACACCGCCGTCGACCAATACGGCGTCGTCCTCGCGATCTACGACCCGGCGACCCACGGCACGCTCGCGGACTTCCGCGCGTCCTGCTCGTCGCTCGTGACGGAGGGCTGATCGATGTCGCTCAGCGTCCTCCTGACCATCATCTTCACCGTTCTCAAGCTGTGCGGCGTCATCGCATGGAGCTGGCTGTGGGTGTTCTCCCCGCTGCTCATTGCACTCGCCCTTTGGGTGCTGTTCCTCACCATCTTCGCCCGTGTGTTCTTCAAGACGGCGCGGCGGTCGGGCGGTCGGTAATGGCTAAGACGCGCACAGTTGCACCGTTCTATGGCAGGCGTCACCAGCGCCTTGCCGAACGAGCGCGCACCACGAAGAACCTGCTGGAAACCATCCGCATCCAGACGTTTATCAGGCTGGACCTGAAGCACCTCCGCAAGAGTGCCTGACATCCAGACCCACATCGGGTTCCGCGAACCTGTGGAAGCCGCTGAAGGCGCGTTCCGCGTCATCAATTCTCTCCAAGACCTCCCTCCGGCGAATCAGGTGATTGCACTCACCGCCGCCTTCTACCTCGTTACTGATGCGCTTGGGATCGACCGATCACAGGCGCTGCATACGCTGGCCCGAATGGACCGCGATATCGCCTACCAGAACGAGGACACCTTCAACGTCGTCCGTGACTACGCGCGCGGCGAGATCGAGAAGAAGTACCTGTGAACGCGAACGACCTCATCAGGGACGCCTACGCGGAGCTGGACGAAACCGGCTCCCTGTCGCGCAGCACCCGCCTCCGCTGCCTGTACGCCGGGATCGACCTCGGCGTCCTCCACGCAGCCACCACCTCCCTCAACGAAACCGAAGAACTGAATGGCTAACAAGAAATACTCCGTACTCCTGACTCCACGCGGTACGGCCGTCTTCCCGGCCCTCACGGTGCCCGATACCAAGTACAAGCCCGAAGGCGAATACAGCGTCAAGCTGTCGCTCGACCCGAACGAAGAAACCGTGGCAGCGATGGTCTCCGAAATGGAGAAGCGCCGCGACGAGCTGTTCGAAGCCTTCAAGGCTGAGGAGCTGGAGAAGGCCGGCGACGCCAAGCGCAAGCTGAAGGCGAAGGAGCTGGATAAGTGGGACGTCGCTCCCGTCTTCGCTGACGAACTGGACAAGGACGGCGAAGAAACCGGCCGCATCACTATCAACTTCAAGATGAAGGCCAGTGGCGTCACGAAGGCTGGCAAGAAGTGGTCGCAGAAGCCCACGATCTTCGATGCCAAGGGCAAGAAGATGGACAACCCGCCGGACATCTATGGCGGCTCGACGCTCCGTGTGAGCTTCGAAACCATCGGCGGCCCCGTGCAGTCGGCAAAGACCTTCTACCTGTCGAACCGGATGCTGGCAGTGAAACTGCTTGCCCTGGTGGCACGAGGCGGCTATAGCGCCGACTCGCTCGGCATGGGTGAGGAAGAAGACGGCTACGAGGCGGACGAAGCCGAGCTGAAGGGCTCTGCGGCTCCCGCACGTGGCTCCAACGCCAGCGACGCCGACGAATCCTCGGCTGACGACGACGGTGAGTTCTGATCCCGTCATCTCGGGCCTAATCGCGACCATGGAGGGCGCCACGCTTGTGGCGTCCATCCACATCCCCCTCGAACCGGTTCCCGCTTCCCGCCCCCGAGTCACACGTTGGGGCACGTTCTACCTGAAGACCTACTCCGACTGGATGGCGAAAGCCAAGAAGCTGCTCGGTGCAGGCAACCTCACGTTCCACGAGAAGGCCCCGCTGTTCGTCGTTGTCGAGTCGGTCTCCACGAAGGCACGCACCTCTAAGCTGAGCTACCCGAGATACGACGTCGACAACTCCGCCAAGGCGGTGCTGGATGTCGTGACGAAGGTCACCGGCTGGTGGCACGACGACGACCAGATCGTCCTCCTCACCTCCTCCAAGCGATTCGCCGCCAAGGGCGAAGCCGCACACAGCAACGTGCACATCTACCGTTGCGACTGAAGAAGCTCACAACGGTCGATCAGCTCTACGTCACGTGCTCGATGACGCCTGATTCCCAGGACATCGGCGCGGAAGAGCTTGCCTCCGCTCACCGCCGCACCGGCTACTCGAAGATCGCCGTCCACTTCGTCATCCGACGGGACGGCACCGTCGAGCCCGGCCGCCCCCTCGATGAACCCGGCGCACTGTCCCGCAACGCCAACTCCCGCTCATATCAGGTCTGCCTCATCGGCGGACTCAACGACCACTTGGAGCCCTACGGCTCCTTCACGACGGAACAGCGCGAAGCCCTCGCGGCACTCGCTGACGTCTACCGGCTCCCTAAGCACTACGGACCGGAAAGCCCCCTCAAAACACTCCACTAGGAAACCGCCATGACCAAGCTGCCCCCGCAGTCCACCATCGTTCTCAATCACCTCCGTGCTGAAGGCTCCATCTCGCAGTGGGAAGCGCACGGCGTCTACGGCATCCGCCGTCTCGCCTCGCGTATCGACGAGATCGTGGCTGCGGGCTGGGACCTCGTGAAAGAGGAGAAGCGCGACGCCAAGGGCCAGCGCTACATCCGCTACGACCTCAGTCCCGCGCAGCGCCGCATGGCGTTCCCGCTCCACCCGGTCCGCGTCCGCGAGAGCCGGTTCTCCGAATCGCAAATCGAGAAGGCCATGCAAAAGCTGGACTTCGACGATGCCGACATCTCCGACCTGATCGCCGCACTGAAGGACAACGCATGAGCCAGAACGTCAACACTACGATGCGCGAAGCATTCGCAAACGTCACCGTCAAGACCGGCGCGAAGCTCGATGCCACCGCCGACATCATCCTGAACTCGCTTAAGCGCGGGGTGGGTGTCAAGAAGCGCAAGACGATGTGGTCGATGCAGCGTGGAACGAAGCGAGTCTGAGTTCCTCCGAAAGGAGGCGTGCCCCTCGTGTGGCAGTAAGGACAACCTCGCTCGGTACAGCGACGGCCACGCCTACTGCTTCACGCACGGGTGCGAGCACTACGAACGAGGGGAAGGCGACGCCTCCCCCGATACCACAACGAAAAGGAACCGCACCATGACGGACTTCGTTCACGGTGAGGTCTCCGCGCTCGCGAAGCGTGGCATCACCGAAGATACCTGCCGCAAGTTTGGCTACACCGTTGGCACCTACAGCGGCAAGAAGGTTCATGTAGCGAGCTACCGCACCGCAGACGGCATCGTAGGGCAAAAGCTCCGATTTGCCGACAAGTCCTTCGTCTTCCTCGGCGACTCCAAGAAGTCCGGCCTGTTCGGTCAGCATCTCTGGAGCCCTGGCCGCCGCATCGTAATCACCGAAGGTGAAATCGACGCACTGTCGGTATCGCAGGCCCAGGAGAACAAGTGGCCCGTCGTGTCCGTTCCTACCGGCGCAAGCGGTGCGAAGAAAGCAATCGCTCGCGAGCTGGAATGGCTGGAGCAGTTCGAAGAAGTCGTGCTGATGTTCGACATGGACGAGCCCGGCCAGGACGCGGCACGCGAGTGCTCCGAGCTGTTCACTCCCGGCAAGTGCAAGATCGCGCACCTCCCTGGCGTGAAAGACCCGAACGAACTCATCCAGGCCAACAAGGCCCGCGAGATCATTACGGCCATCTGGAATGCAAAGGTCTTCCGCCCGGACGGCATTGTCACGTTCGGGGACATCCGAGAGAAAGCCCTGGCGAAAGCCGTGCGCGGCCTTCCCTGGTTCCTCCCGACCCTCAACGACCTGACGTATGGCCGCCGGTACGGCGAGGTGTACTTCTTCGGCGCCGGTACGGGCGTTGGCAAGACCGACTGGTTCACTCAGGAGATCGTCAACACGGCGATCACGCTGAACGAGAAATGCGGCCTGTTCTATCTGGAGCAGCCACCTGTCGAGACGGGCAAGCGTGTAGCAGGCAAGCTCGCCGGTAAGCGCTTCCACGTCCCCGACGACTCGTGGGAACAGCAGGAACTGAAGGACACCTTCGAGAAAATCGAAGCGAGCGGCAACATCTTCATGTACGACAGCTTCGGCAGCACGGAATGGGAAACCATCCTCGCGAAGATGAAGTACCTCGCGACGGCCGAAGGCGTGAAGCACTTCTTCCTCGACCACCTTACGGCCCTCGCGGCCGCTGAGGAAGACGAGCGTAAGGCACTTGAGAAGATCATGGAGGAGATCGCCTCCTTCGCGCAGAAGCACAACGTCTGCTTCTACGGCATCTCGCATCTCGCCACCCCGGAGGGGAAACCTCACGAGGAAGGCGGTCGAGTAATGATCCGCCACTTCAAGGGCTCCCGAGCTATCGGCTTCTGGTCCCACTTCATGTTTGGCCTGGAGCGCGACCAGCAGGCTGAGGATGAGAGCGTACGGCAGACCACGACGTTCCGCGTGCTGAAGGACCGATTCACCGGCCAGTCGACCGGCAAGACCATCCCTCTTGGCTACGACCTGGCTACCGGCCGCCTGTACGAGAAAGAGGCCGTCCCTGATGACCCGTTCGGCGATGAGCCGAATGGCGGCGACGATCTGCCGTTCTGACCCCGACCGCCCACGTCGTCTACATCCCCAAAGACGCTCCGCTGGAAGCTGCCGCATCGGCCTGCTTCCCCTATCTCCCCAAGTCCGCATCCGCAGCCTCCTCGCAGTTCCGCGAGGGGGCCAAGCGCGTGCTGGTAACCATCACCGTCGAGGAACTACCCGAATGAAGCTGCTCACCTCCTTCCTGAACCTCATCTCCCCCAAGACCGTGGACCGCGCCCTGGCTGGAGTGCAGAAGGCCATCGATCAACTCGACGCCGCCGCAGAGCATGCCGTGTCGTCGAAGGACATCATCAAGGGCGCCATCGTTGACCTGAGCAACGAGTGGGACAAGCACAACGAGGATCACCGCCGCGCTGTGGCTGTGTCTGCAAAGCTGAAGGACCTCATCTCGTGATCGCGGCAGGGAGTGCTTTGCACGATCACGCCCTGTCGATCTTCCGCAAGATGCCTGCTGGCCTGGGCACACTCGCGTTCCTCGCTGGCGGGTGCTTCCGCTCGTTCTTCGACGGTACCAAGACTAAGGACTACGACCTGTTCTTCGCCAGCCATGGCGACTGGCAGATGGCCGTGCAGTTCTTCCGCTGGGACAAGAGATTCACTGAAGTCACGAAAGCGGGGGAGGAGTCGTTCCCGTCGTTCACCAATGGTGTCGACGCTCCGTTCAACCTGATCGGGTTCCGCTTCCACAAAGGCGCGCGCGCCCTGGCTAACTCGTTCGACTTCCGTTGCTGCGGCTTCGCCTCCGAGATGGTCGATGCCGAGACCGTGGACGTGTTCGCTGTTGAAGGTGCGGCTCTCGATGCGACCCGTCGCGAGCTGAACTTTCTCAACCACCAGCACATCGACCGCGTGATGCGTCGCTCGGCACGCTACGTGAACGAGTACGGCTACGCGCGCTCCGACCGCTTCAACTCCGAACTGTCCATCTGCCGCGACCTCCCGGTCGACACCTCCGCAGGGGGCTACTGACGGATGCTGGCATTCGACTGTGAGACCGATGGCCTCCTTGACGAACTGACCCGCGTCCACTGCATCGCCGTCCAGAACATTGTGACTGGCGAGACACTGCGGGGTAACAACCACGGGGCCACCCTCACAGTCGAGGACGTCTTGCGCATCCTGATGGAAGCGGATGACATCTGCGGCCACAACGTCATCGGGTTCGACATCCCGGCGATTCAAAAGGTGTACCCGTGGTTCAAGCCTAAGGGCCGTGTGTGGGACACGCTCATCATGTCCCGTTTGATCTTCACGGACCTGACAGACCGAGACTTCCGATTCGCCAAGAAGAACCCCCACTTCGGGAAGCAGCTCATCGGCTCCCACGCGCTCGAAGCCTGGGGCATACGCCTAGGTCAGTGGAAGGGCGACTACTCGAAGGTGATGAAGGAGCGTGGGCTCGACCCGTGGGCCGAGTGGAATCAGGAGATGGACGACTACTGCGTGCAGGACGTCGTGGTCACCGTTGCGCTGTACGTGCGGCTCATGAGCAAGGGCTTCAGCGAGGAGTCGATCCGCCTGGAGCACGACATCGCCCCGATCATCGCTCGACAGGAACGCTACGGCATCCTGTTCGACCAGACGGGTGCAAGAGAGCTGGAAGGCATCCTGACGATTCGGCGCACCGAACTGGCGGATGAACTCCGCGTCGTGTTCAAGCCCTGGCAGGCGAAGGACGGCAAGCCGTTCATCCCGAAGCGCGATAACGCCGCCAAGGGCTACGTGAAGGGTGTGCCGGTGCAGAAGTACAAGACTGTCGTGTTCAACCCGGCGTCTCGTGCCCACATCGCCAACCGGCTCACTGCTCTCTACGGGTGGAAGCCGACTCAGTTCACGGACAGCGGAGCCGTCAAGGTCGACGAAACGGTGCTGGAGGGTCTGAAGTTCCCTGAGTGCAAGCTCCTGACGGAGTACCTGCTGGTCGACAAGCGCCTCGGGCAGCTCAGTGAGGGCAAGGAAGCGTGGTTCAAGGCCGTCAAGAAAGACGGTCGCATCCACGGCCGCGTAACGCAGAACGGCGCCGTCACGGGCCGCATGACGCACTCCAGGCCGAACATGGCCCAGGTGCCGAAGTGCGGGTCTCCGTACGGCGCCGAGTGCCGCGCACTGTTCCATGTCCCACGTAAGAAGCTGCTGGTGGGCGCCGACGCCTCCGGCCTGGAGCTGCGCAACCTCGCGCACTACATGGCCCGCTGGGACGGTGGTGAGTACGCCAAGGTCATACTCGAAGGCGACATCCACTCCGTCAATCAGGTGGCTGCTGGACTGCCTACCCGTGACAACGCCAAGACCTTCATCTACGCCTTCCTCTACGGAGCAGGCGACGAGAAGATCGGCTCGATCACAGGCGGCGGCCGCAAAGCAGGTGCGCTGCTGAAGAAGCGATTCCTTGAGGGGCTCCCTGCCCTCGGGAACCTGCTGGCCGCCGTCAAGGCGAAGGCGAACAAGAACGGCTACCTCCTCGGCCTCGACGGCCGCAAGGTGCATGTCCGTTCGGACCACGCCGCCCTCAACACGCTCCTCCAGTCCGCAGGCGCCATCGTGATGAAGAAGGCCCTCGTGATCCTCGACGGCCGACTCCAGGGCCTCGGCTTCGTACCCGGCGTAAACTACGAGTTCGTCGCCAACGTGCATGACGAGTTCCAGATCGAAGCAGACGAGGACATCGCGGAGCGTGTCGGTCAGGAAGCGGTGCGGGCAATCCGCGACGCAGGCGCTCACTTCAACTTCCGCTGTCCGCTCGATGGGGAGTTCAAGGTCGGCCGCAACTGGAAGGAAACGCACTGAGGAAACCTGCCACACCGGCAAGCCGACTCCTCGCTCTGACGAAGCACCGGGCAAAGAAGCGAGGCATCCCGTTCGACCTCCACGTGGAGGACATCGTGATCCCGCTTCATTGTCCGGTGCTGGGCTTACCGCTCTATCGCAACTCCGGCGGGGCAGCTCAAGGCCCCAACAGTCCATCCCTCGACCGCATCGACCCGTCCCTCGGCTATGTCAAGGGCAACGTCAAGGTCGTCTCCTCCCGCGCCAACGCAATCAAGAGCAACGCCTCGCCCGAGGAGCTGCTGCGTGTCGCTGCCTATTACCAAGAGAACCACTAGGAGTCCTCATGCTGTTCTTCCCGCCGCGCCTCGTTGCGCGTACCGCCCTGCACTTTCCGCAGTCCGTCATCGAGCTGCTCGGCTGTGGCCTGTTCCGCTGCCCACTTCCGAAGGCATACGAGCTGATGCCCGAGCTGTCCGCGCTGTACGACTCCGCGCCGGTCAAGAACCCCGAGGAGTGGGAACTCGACCTGAAGATTCACATGCTGATGAAGGACCAGTACCCCTGCATCCCGAATTGGCATTGCGACAACGTTCCGCGCGACGGAGCCGGTGTCCGCTACGACAAGATCGACCGCACCGCTCCCGACATGCTGCTGTGGGTTAGCCACGGCCCGCTGACCGAGTTCCTCCAGAACCCGCTGCACGTCGACAGCGTGCCCACGGGCCACCTCGAACTTGCGAACGCCATCAAGGGTGCTCCCACTCAGTCCATCGAGCCGGAAGCCTGGACCGCCATGGACCAGCGGACTCCGCATCGCGGCACCCTGGCCGCCGAAGACGGGTGGCGAATCTTCGCCCGTCTGACCCACAAGTCCATAACGCCGGTCCGCCCGGTTCTCTCCCACATCCGCCGTCACTGTCAGGTCTACCTCGACGCGACGAGCTTTGAATGGTGATCCCCATGAAGACCCGCGTCCTCCTCTTGGCTGCGGTGTGCGCGACTGTCGCCGCCTGCCACCCGTCCAAGCCCCGCGCTGACTACGGCAAGTGCATGGGCGGCCACACCGAGAGCAGTGTCATCCTCTCCTACGGCTACAACCCGTCAACGAATTCGTACCAGAGTGTCCTCGTCCCGACGACGGACTTTGTGTGCGACAAGTGGCAGTACCCGCTCGGCGATGGACCGGCTTACCACGAAGACGTCAAGCGCTATGAGCGCGAGATGGTCGAATGGCGCAAGGACCATCCGAATGATTGACGCATTCGGCAACACCCTCCGCCCAGGAGACTACTTCAGCTACGCCGCGCAGTCGTACCGGCGAGTGGGTCAGCGCATCGGTCGTGTCCCGGCTACCGGCGAGCGCCTAAAGATCGCTGAGCGTTACGGCAGGACGTGGAACCTGATGACGAACGGCAGGCCGAACGACAGCGTTACTCGCATCCCTGCTGAAGACATCCCCGATGCCTTGAAGGGGCTGCTGGCGTGAGCTGGCTCTCCCTGATCCCCCCAGCCGCCAAGTTCGTCTTCGGCGGCCTCATCGACTCCATCAAGCAAGGCCGTGCCATCAAGGCTCGCGAAGATGCAGCAGAGCACAACCTCAAGCTCGCGACGATCCAGGCGAAGATCGCCAAGGCGCAGAAGGACGGCGAGTGGGAAGTCGAAGCCGTGAAGAATTCCGGCTGGAAGGACGACGCTATGTTCGTGATCGTCATGCTCCCACTAATCCTCTGCTTCGTCCCCGACTACTCCCACTACGTCGTCGACGGTTTCAAAGCCCTGGACCTCTCGCTTCCTGAATGGTGGCGATGGATGGTCATGTGCACCGTTGGCGTGTCCTACGGCCTGAAGCCACTTACCAAACTCAAGAATCTGCGGAAGATCAAACCTTGAACCAACAAAACGTCACGTTCGTCGGCGGCCCCCTGGACCTCCAGCGGCGCGCGCTCGATGTGGATGGCTGTCGCACCTTCGAAGTGCCCATTATTCAGCCGATGCGCCCTTCTTACGGCTACGAGCCCGCGCAGCTCGTTCCGTATAAGACGCACACCTACGACATCCTTCGGCTCCCGTCTCATTCCCGCCCGGAGCCTGTCTACGTTGCGGTTTGGCGCGAGCGTTGGGCCTGACCCTCATCATCGACGCAGACGTCCTGCGCTACATGCTGGCCTTCCAGAACACCAAGAAGATCAGCTTCGACGACGATGACGAAGGCACTATCGAGATCACGAATCCCGAGAAGGCCAAGGCGGCACTCGAAGATTACGTCGACGAGCTGCTGGAGAAGTTCAAGGCCGACGACTTCCTCCTGCCCTTGTCGGTCTCCACGAACTTCCGCAAGGATCTCTACCCCCTCTACAAGGCCAACCGCGCCGGTAAGGTCCGTCCCGAGCTGTGGCACCACATCGACGGCTGGATCAAGGAGCTGTGGGCCGACAAGGTGATCGAGCGCGAGTATCTCGAAGGCGACGACATCATCGGCCTGATCGCCACCAACCCGGCAGCCAAGAGGGCACCGGGCAAGAAGATCGTGGTGTCCATCGACAAGGACATGCGGACGCTGGTCGGGCGCCTCTACAACCCTAACAAGCCCGAGCTGGGGACCGTCACGGTCTCGCAGCACGACGCCGACCTGTTCTGGATGCTCCAGACCCTCATGGGCGACTCCACCGACAACTACCCCGGCTGTCCCGGCATCGGCCCGAAGAAGGCGGACGCGGCCCTCCTGCACGTCCACGAGCAGTTCCTCGACGCCCCCCCTGCCGAACACCTGGCTGCGTTATGGGCGGCAGTTGTGAAGGTCTACGAGTCCAAGGGTTTGACACAGGAGGACGCGATCCTCCAGGCACGCCTTGCCCGAATCCTTCGGCATGGTGACTACGACTTCAAGAATTCCAAGGTGAACCTGTGGCACCCATGAAAATCATCGGCATTACAGGCCCGGCACGTTCGGGCAAGGACACGCTGGCCGGAGAGATTCTCCGGCTGGCGGTCAACGGCGAGCGCATGTCGTTTGCCGCACCTATCCGCAGCTTCGTCGCTGGATTGTTAAATGTGACCGTCGCCGAGCTAGAGGACGGCCCCATCAAGGAGGCCCCACAGGCCGACTTCGGCGACAAGTCCCCGCGTCAGATGATGCAGACCCTAGGCACCGAGTGGGGACGCGAGCTGATCGATCCGAACCTATGGATTACCGTCGCCCGCCGCAGGCTGGAGCGATTCGCCGCCATGCACCCTAGGCTCCGCCCGGACGTCGTAGTTTTCTCCGATGTTCGCTTCGAGAACGAGGCGGCGATGATCCGAAAACTCGGAGGGAGAATCATTCATATTAGCCGACGCGATGCATCCTCGGTGAATGCTCACGCTTCTGAGTTTGGCATCGCACACGCCTCTTGCGATTTATTCGTGGACAACGACGGAGACATCTCGGATCTACAACGCGAAGCGGCCAAGGGCTATGCTCAAGCGTAGGCGCGACTCCGAGCGGCGGTAAACTGGACTTCAGGTGATCGGGTCGAACCGCGGCTTCGGAGATATTATCTTCGGAGCCATTTTTTTGATATGAAGCCAGTCAGGGGCATTCACGCTCACCAAGCGATGACTTTGGCTAACGAGGTTTTGTTGAGCAGCCGAGTCAAGTGCGTCCTCAATGTCGTAAATCGGGGCATCCGGATACCGCTCAAGCTGAAGCTGTAGTTTCTGAGCTTTCGCGCTCGGCTTCGCATAATAGTGAGGCGGCTGCTGCTTTCCCAGCGTGCAGATGGCCCGCGCCACTGCATGATAAGCGTCGTTAAAAAGGCCCATGAACCCGTTAGGGTCGGCGAGCGACACCACCCACAGCCCGTGGTCCACATCGAATCGCAATCCGCGTCGATTCTGGTACTCGGCGGACTCCGGAACGATTCCGATCCGGAGACCCTGGCCGCCCTCCAACTGAGCGATGTTTGATTTAACGGTGGCCGCGAAGTGGCGAGGATCGTCTTGAGCCGAGAGGAATAGGTCCGTCTTCCATATCTTCTTAATTCGATCCGCGAGGTCCGGCTCGGCTTGGTGTCCACGAGCCGCAACAGACACCCAAGGTCCAAAACGGAACGGAGTGCCCGACCCCTGCGGCAGAAGGTATGCGTTCCCAGCTCGCTGCTCGTCGACAACGGCGTCCATGAACCCGAGATATTTCGCGCGCTCCTGCCCGAAAAGCACCGATGTGGGTGCGGAGTCCTTCACGTACTTTGACGCGCGCTTAAGCGCTTGAGCCACGGGATTGAGCACACTCGGCTCCTGGCCGAGGATTGCCTCATGCACCGCCCACTCGAAGCCGTCGCCGCGCATGCCTTTATCTCGCTCCAGCCTAGCCACCTTGGCTAGTTGCCGCATTCGAACGTCTTTCAAGGGGGTATTGAGGTCCCGCAGGTCCTCGTCGGTGACTGAATCGATGAGCGCTCGAAACACCGAGCGTGCAACAGCGAAGAGCGCACGACCATATTCGTCAATCGGCGCGTTCTGTTCGATAAACGTCACTTCAGCCATATCAGCCCTCCCCATGTTCAGCTCAGTATTCCACAGGCAGCGTGCTGGAGGAATAAAACTCACAGCATAGGAGGGAAACGTAGTTTCCCCCTTAAGACTCCCTAGGGAACCCTAACGGTTCCTCCGAACCCAGAAGGCCCACCCTGACCGACATCATCCCTCTCCACTCCTACGACCTGATCGACGAGCTGGCCGCCACCTACCCCGAGGTCATTTACGACCCGGCAGAGGCGCGCGACGAGTTCTTGATTCGGACGGGGGAGCGCCGGCTGGTCCTGGCCCTGCTTCGCAAGCGCGAACGGGAGCAGGAGGACAGCCATGTGCACTAAGAAGCCCAAGGCCCCTGCCAACACGCAGGAGACCCCGGCGGTCCTGATGACCGCCCGCGAGGGCACCGCCACCCCGGAGGCTAACTCCACGGGCCGCCGGAAGCTCCGCATAGACCTCAACGACAGTACAGCCGTTCCGTCCACGGGCTACGGCAGCGGGCTCGTTATCCCGAATTGACCACGCAGGCTCAGACCGTTGGTGCGGAGTCGAGGTACAACAAGCTCAAGGCAGATCGAAACTCAGCCGAGAGCCGTGCGCGTCAGTGTGCCAACCTCACCCTCCCAACGCTTTACAAGGAAGTCTCGAAGGGTAAATCGAGTTCTTCCCGCACCACCCCGTTCCAGGGCACAGGCGCCCGCTGCGTCAATTCGCTATCGAGCCGCCTGCTCCTCGCCCTGTTCCCGGCCAACGCCAACTTCTTCAAGCTGTCCCCGGACGGCATGGACGCCGCGCAGCTCGCCGAACAGGCGGGTATCCAACAGGGCGAACTTGAGGTCGGGCTGGCCGAGATCGAACGGACGGTCATCAACGACATCGAAACCTCCGGCATGCGGGGTCGCCTCGGCTTCGGCCTGAAGCACCTCGTGGCTACCGGCAACGTCCTGTTCTACATCCCTGACGAAGGGAATGCGAAGGCCTACCCGCTGACCCGCTACGTCGTCGACCGCGACGGCATGGGCAGCGTTCTGGAAATCATCACCCTCGACAGCGTAGCTCCGGCCACCCTGTCCGACGAGATGAAACGGATCGTGGGCCTGGACAACAAGAGTTCTGGTGGCGGCGACGAGAAGGCCACAACCGACGTGGACCTCTACACCCGAGTATATCGAGAGGGCGACCTCTGGCAGGTGTATCAAGAGATCAACGGCGTCGTCGTTCCCGGTTCCGAAGGCTCCTACCCGATTGACGCCTGCCCCTGGATTCCCCTGCGGATTCCTGAGGAAGACGCTGAGGACTACGGCGCCGGTCTCGTCTTCGACTACCTCGGCGACTTCGACGCCCTTGAGAAGCTCAGCAAGGCAGTGCTCAAGGGTGCGGCGGCCGCGGCCAAGGTCCTATGGGCGCTGAAGCCCAATTCCGAGGCCAGGCCGAAGGACATCACATCCGCCGAGTCCGGCGACGTCCTGCGATTCAATGCCGGTGACCTCGCCGCTGTGTCGCAGGACAAGTACGCCGACTTCCGCTTCGTCACCGAAACGATCGACACACTGACCAAGCGCCTCGAACTCGCCTTCGGCGTCCGGTCGGCGGTCCAGCGAAATGGCGAGCGCGTTACGGCTGAGGAGATCAAGTACCTCGCCCAGGACCTCGAAGAAGTCCTCGGCGGCATCTACTCGATCCTGGCGCAGGACCTGCTCCTCCCGATGGTCCGCAGGATCATGGATCGCCTCCAGCGAGCCCACCGACTCCCCGATCTACCGAAGGACGTCATCAAGCCCCGCATCGTCGTGGGTGTGGCCGCCCTCGGTCGCGGACAGGACATGCAGAAGCTCGTCGAATGGGCCAGCGCGGCTCAGAAGGTTCTCGGCCCCGAGGTCTTCGCGCAGCGCGTTGATCCTGGTGAGCTGATGGCTCGCATGGGTGCCGCAAGCGACCTAAGCATGAAGGGCCTCATCAAGTCCAACGAGCAGCTTCAGCAAGAGCAGATGGACGACACCACACATCAGGCGGCAATCCGTGCCGCTCCCAACCTCGCAGCAGCCGCAATGGCTGGTGCACAACCCCAAGGAGACCTGAGTGGCTAAGGCTACCGAACAGACGACCGGCGATACCGCCACCGATACTCCGAACACGCCGGAAGCCCAGGCCACTGCCCCGGCTCCCGAGGCTGCGAAGCCCAAGTCCCCGAAGGCGGCCCCGCACCCGTGGGATGCCCACAAGTCGGACCTGAATGGCCTGACCATTTACAACTTCACGGCAAAGCCTGAGTGAGCGAAAAGTCCGAGATCACCATGGCTATCGAGCAGCCAGCGCCCGAACAGCAGCCCGAGGCCCCGAAGCCCTACGGCGGCTACAACACCGTCGAAGAACTGATCGCTGCCCACACGGCCTTGGTCGAGAAGTCGAGCACGCCTCAGTCGGAAGCCGCGACGCCCGACGAGAACACGCAGGGCACCGAAGGCACGCAGGATGGTCTGGAGATTCCCTCCGACGACGCTGCGAAGCAAACGGTCGCCAACGTCGGCCTTGATTGGGACGGCCTCAACAGCGAGTACGCCGAGCACGGCAAGCTCACCGACGAGACCTACAAGAAGCTGGCCGACGGCGGCATTCCCCGCGAAGCCGTCGACACCTACATCCGTGGCAAGCAGGCTGAAGTCGCGGCGTACGAAACGGCCGTATTCGGCACTGCCGGTTCCGTTGAAGACTACGGCGCCCTGGTCGCCTGGGCGAAGGACGGCTACAGCGACTCCGAGAAGAAGGCGTTCAACGACGCCGTGACCTCGGGCGACGTTGCACGTGCCCAACTCGCCGTGGAGGCCCTCAAGGCCCGCTACTCCGCCAAGCGCGGCGCCCCGCCTGCCAACCTCCTCAAGGGTGGTTCCGACGCCGCTGGCGTCCAGCCTTACAAGTCTCGCGTCGAGATGACGAATGACATGCGCGACAAGCGCTACAAGACCGACCCTGCCTTCCGAGAGCAGGTCCTGAATCGTCTGCGCCAGTCGCAGTTCTGATGACAACGCCCGCACCCCTCACCAACCGGTTACGTGCGGGCTCTCTCTTTTCGATCCCACAGGAAGTCAGCAAAATCTAAATGGCAAACGCAGTACCGAACCGTCTTGGTCAGGTGAAGAACACCGGTGATGACAAGGCGCTGTTCATGGAGCAGTACGCAGGCGAGGTCCTGACCTCGTTCGTCGAGGAGTACAAGCTCGCCGGTCACGTGACCGAGCGCAACATCTCGCACGGCAAGTCTGCGTCGTTCCCGACGGTAGGCACTATCGGCAGCGAATACCACGTGCCGGGCACCGAACTTACCGGCATGAACGTCGAGCACAACGAAGTCATCGTGGGCCTCGACCCGATGCTGATCTCGCACGTGTTCATCGCGAACATCGACGAGGCGATGAACCACTACGATGTCCGCAGCGAGTACACCCGCCAGCAGGGCCTCGAACTGGCGAAGCGCCGCCAGCTCAACGAGCTGCGCATGGCGATCAAGGCCGCCCGCACCGTGGCCGGTCCGGTCACCAGTCAGCCGGGCGGCGGCGTCATCGTCGCTGGGACCATGGGCACCGACTCGACGGTCCTGGCGAATGCCATCCGGCAGTCGCGCCAGATCTTCGACGAGAAGGAAATCCCGGACGAGGACGTCATCTGCGCCCTCAAGCCTGCGCAGTGGTACCTGCTCACGCAGAACAAGGACCTGATCGACCGCGACTACAACCCGTCCGCCGGAGCTTCGCTCTCGCAGGCGGTGATCGAGTCGGTGGCCCGCATCAAGCTCCTGAAGACCAATGCGTTCCCGAGCGTTGACGACACGAGCAACACCAAGCTCCAGGCGAAGTACCGCATCGACACCAGCAAGACCGTCGCCGCTGTGTTCCACAAGTCGGCCGTCGCGACCCTGAAGCTGCTCGACCTCGCACTGGAAGATGCCTATGACGCTCGTCGTCAGGGCACCCTGATGCTGTCGAAGTTCGCCCTGGGCCACGACTCGCTCCGCGTTGGCGGCGCCATCGAGCTGGCAACGGCCGCTACTCCGTAAGTAGCACCTCCCTGAGCCCGTCATGCCCTAACCGGTGTGGCGGGCTTTTTTTCTTTCTGGAGATTCATGGAACTCACGCCAACCACCGAGCTGGAGGCCGTCAACGAGATGCTAAAGGCTATCGGCGAGACGCCCATCAACTCCCTCGACAGCATCGGCTTCACCGACGCCGCCATCGCCCACTCAACGCTGCAATCCAAGACGCGCGAAGTGCAGACGCGAGGCTGGTACTTCAATCGGGACTCCGACTACTACTTCACCCCGGCGGCCGATGGCCGAGTAGTTCTCCCCTCCAACGTGCTCTCCGTCCGACCTTCACGGTCCGAGGAGCGCCGTATAGTCCCGCGCGGCAACGCACTGCGTAATGCAACGGACAACACCGACACATTCGAACTCGACAACGGTCCCGTGATGGAGGTCGTGTGGATGTTCGACTTCGAAACGCTGCCTGAAGCAGCGCGCCGATACATCACCGTCAAGGCCGCGACCAAATTCCAGGCGGACTTCATGGGTAGCGACGTCTCCTACAAATTCACCAAAGACGACGAGGAGATGGCCTTCGATGCGCTTGCCTACGAGGAGCGCATGTACGAGGAGAGAGGCAACATGTTCAACGACAGCTCCGACGTGTCGGAAATCTTCACTCGATGACTCTAGTCGCTGGCACCATCCCGTCGATGATTGGCGGGGTCTCTCAGCAGGACGCATCGGTCCGCTCCCCTGCCCAGCTCGAAGAATCACTGAACTGCAACTTCAGCCCGTCTCGTGGTGCCGGTCCCCGGTCGCCTGCACGCTTCATTCAGGTCCTCGGCTCCGACATCCCTGACTCGGCGTTCTTCCACAGCATCGTCCGAGATGCGCGCGAGCGCTACATCGTCTGCATCTACCCAGGCCGAGTCCGCGTGTTCAACCACGAGACGGGCCACGAGTATCAGGTCAACGTCGATCAGTCATCCCTCGCGTACCTCAATACCCTCTCGGAGACATGGAAATCGCTCAGGGCCGTGACGGTCGACGACTACACGTTCATAGCGAACCGCGACGTTATTGTGCGCCTGTCGGGGCAGACGACGCCCGGCGGTGTCGTGGGGTCAGTCCAAACGTTTCAGGACCTCCCGAAGACCGCGATGGTCGGCACGCCGATCTATGAAATACGTGGCGACAACTCCAATGCGTTCGACAACTACTTCGTCCAGTACGAGAGTATGAAGGTGTGGCGTGAGGTGGCGAAGCCGGGCATCCGGGGCTTCCTCGACGCCACGACCATGCCGCACGGCCTCAAACGCATTCCCGACTCCGTAAACCCTGACGGCTTCTACTTCTCCTACGGCCCCCTGCCGTGGGACGGAATGTTCGCAGGCGACGCCGACAGCAGCCCCCCGCCGTCGTTCGTCGACCACCGGATCGGCGACCTGTTCTTCCACAAGGATCGCCTGGGTATCGTCGGCTCTAACGGCAACGTGGTGATGTCCGAGGTGGGCCAGTATTACAACTTTTGGCGAACTAGCGTCACGTCCCTGCTCGACTCGGACACAATCGACGTCAACGCGCCGACCTCGGGCGTCGCGGAGATGCTGCACGCCATCCCTTATCAGAAGGCCCTCATGGTATTCGCCACGGGATCGCACTCGCTGTTCCAGCTCACGGGCTCCCCGACGCTGACCCCCAAGACCGTGCAGATCGACCCAGTGACGACCTATCAGGTCCACCCCGTCATTAAGCCGGTACTCGCAGGTTCCAGCCTGTTCTTCGCGGACGACACCACGGCCAAGCGCTATGCAACGGTCCGCGAATACTTCGTTTCCGACGAACAGGTCACGCCGAGCGCGGCGGACGTCACTGCCCATGTCCCTGCCTACGTGCCGGGCAAGACGCGGTGTATGACCGCAGCGGTGGACGCTGACCTCGTGTTGATGTCCCACGAGACCCCGACCGGGCCTCAGGTGTACGTGCATCAGTTCCGCTGGGTCGGCGACGACAAGCAGCAGTCCGCGTGGCATCCGTGGAAGTTCACGACCCTCGGAGCCGTGCTTCACATGAACGCCATCGGCACTGACCTCTACATCCTCGCGAAGGCCCCGGCCGGTGGCGTGGAGATGGTCAGGATGGACCTGAGCACCGCGCCGGTCTTCCCGGACGTCAGTGACCAGTTCGACATCTACCTCGACCGTCGTGAGACCGTCTCGCCCCGCTATGTCGCCTTCGGGAACTACACGGAGCTGAAGGTCCCCTTCACCCTCCCGACCCTCGACGGCCTGGTTGTCCTGAAGACCACCGACTTCGCGTCTCCCGGCGCGCACGTTGAGCTTACCGGCGCAACCCTGGCCGATGGTGGTCAGACGCTCCGCCTGCCCGGCAACAAGGCACAGGGCCGGTACGTGATCGGCTACCGCTACACCCGCCGCATCACCCTGTCCCAGCAGTACGTCCGCGACCACAACAACACCGCCAAGCTCGTCGGTCGTCTCCAGCTCCGCCGGATGACCGTGCGCTTCACGGACGGCGCGTACTTCAGGTGCCTCGTGTACCCGAAGGGCCGTGGCGAAGCCATCGACACACTCGTGCCCCAGCTCACCAACACGTTCACCTCGCGCACTGCGGGTGATGCAGCGTTCGTGCTGGACACGCCGAGCATCGTCTCCGGCTCCCACACGTTCCTTGTGGCCTCGAAGGCCGATCAGGTGAACGTCTCGTTCGACAGCGACTCCCCGTACCCCTGCTGGTTCCAGTCGGTCCAGTGGGAGGCCAACTACACCACAAAGGTCCGACAGTAATGATGATCCACTTCTCCACGCCGACGACGGCGGCCATCGACTACATCGCCGCCCACTTGTGCGCGGAGGACGTGGCGGAACTTGAGGCATCTGGCTGGAGCGATCCGCTGGATGCCATCAAGGATTCCATCAAGGACTGCGACGAGTGCTTCGTCGCGTCGTGGCACGGCAAGCCGCAGTGCGTGTTCGGCGTCGCCCCGTACCCCAAGGACAACGCCCTCGGCGTCCCGTGGATGCTATCGACAGGCCAGTTCACCGGAGTCGAGCGCGAGTTCATGCGCGTCTCCCGCAAGTGGATCGCGGACATTGAGCACGGCTACGGGTGCCTATTCAACTTCGTGGATTCACGACACGTGCGCGCGCAGCGCTGGCTGTCGGCCCTCGGCTTCGAGGCAATGAAGGTCCACGAGTTCAACAACCACCAATTCATAGAGTTCGGTCGATTCCCTAAATGTGCGTAGTCGCCATTCCCATCATCCTGGCTGTCGCTTCGGCGGCGGCTGCGGTCTACAGCGCGAACCAGCAGCGCCACGCTGTCGAAGACCAGATGAAGCAGGAGCAGAAGCAGACCAACGAAGCTGCGTCCGCCCAAACCGAAGATCGTATGCGAGCCGCGCGGGAACAACGCGCAGCGGCCCGAGCCGCCTCTGCCGAATCGGGCATTACGGGAAACTCCGCTGACGCCGTTATCAGCGACATCCAGATGCAGTCGGGCCGTGACGTGTCGCGCATCGAGAAGAACCGTGAGAACGGTATCGCCGAATCGACGCAACAGGCGCGAGCCCGTGGCGACGAGATCAACGGCCAGCTCGCGCAGAGTCTCGTCTCGTCCGCGTCCAGCGCCTACTCCGGCGCGCGCACGGCGTCCAAGTAACCAACCTCACAGGAACCCACTATGCCCCGTTCGACCCCTGAGCAGATCACTGCTCGTCCAGTCGTCGACCCGTCACGCGGGAGCGGCGTCGGCCTTACCGTCCAAGCCAGCCAGCCGCGATCACGCGGGGCAATGTGGGGCGTCGCCTCGGCCCTTCAGGGCCTCCAGGGCGATGTGAACCAGCAGCTCCGAGCCGACGCCTCCGACCGCAAGGAGGCCAACGCCAGGGCAGCGCGCGAACAGAAGATTCAGGACGAGAAGGACGGAAAGGCCAAAGCCGACGAAGCCGCCGTCACAGGCATCGCCCCCGATCTTCAGGGCGCGAGCGACGACCTCCGCAAGAGCTACCAGCAGGTCGACGGCGCGAATGCTGTCAACTCGTTCGAGAACGACATTGCTCCAGATTTGGCCCGTCTGGAGCCCGGCGAGGACATTGACAAGTGGTTGCAGACGAAGGTCAACGATTGGCTTGAGGACAAGAACCTTCCAGAGGAATCCCGCAAGACCTTTATGGTCGGCGCCCAGGAGTCCTTCAAGAACCTCAAGGCCAATTACCTCAAGCAGTCGATCAATGAGAGCTTCAAACGTCAGGAGGAAGGCTTCGGCTCTCTGCTCAACGGCAACCTTCAGAACGGCTCGATATCGACTCCCGAGCAGGTAGCCGAATGGCGTAAGGCCGCCGCGCTCCACGGCCTGCGCGACGACGAGATCGACAAGGCGGCAGCAGACGCTATTACCGCAGCGCTGTCGTCCGGCAAGGTGGACATCACCAAGACCTTGGCGCTGGCCCGACACCCAGGAGCCGACGGCGTCATCCTGGCCGACCACCCGGAATACAGCGAGAAGTTCCAGAACGCCGCGCAGGCGGGCGAGACCGAGCAGAAGAAGCAGCGCCAGAAGGCGCAGTTCGACTCCGAGGTCGCCATGCTCGACAGCGTCAACTCGCAGGCGGACAAGGGCCTCCTCGGACGCGCCCAGGTCACTGCACTCGCCAAGCAGTATGACAAGTCCCCTGAGTGGGCCGCGTCGATGCTCGACAAGGCACGTAGCGCGCGAGAGAAGGCGGCGAAGGAAGCCGACAAGGAAGCCAAGAGGCAGGCCGCGATGTCAGCCTTCCAGTCCGGCGACCGTCTCCATCAGGAGGCTGTCGGCTACGAGGAGGTTCGCAAGGCGGGCGAGGAGCTGTTCCAGCAGGTCATCAAGAATGGCATCGAGAAGAACGATCTCTCCGACGTCCCGAAGTTCATCAAGATGGCGGCAGCGAACAACGGAGATTTCCCGGCGTACGGGCGGGTCATGCAGGGATTCGCCGACACATCGAACCCTGCCCGCTTCGAATACGGGTACAAGCTGTTCAAGACCACGCAGAACACCGCACCGGGTTGGGCGGAGTCCAACATGGATGCCAAGACTCTCGCGAAGTTCCATGAGTTCGAGCGACGCACTGAGGTCTATCACGACAACGTCCAGCAGGCACTCGAAGCCATCAACGCTGTGAAGGAGATCGACCCGGAAGTGCTCTCCAAGCAAAAGGCCGCCGTTGCGAAGCAACTTCCGAAGTCCCTACCCAGCGACTTCGACGATTCCGCGTGGTTCTCTTTTTCTCCCCACGGTGCCACGAAGATCGCGAACGTCGGCTACATGCAGTCCGAAGTGTCGAAGTACACCGAGGACGCCCTGTCTCAGGGGCAGTTCTGGAACGACCCTGAAGGCGCCATCAAGTTCGGCATCGACAAGTTCAAGGCAGACCACGTGCGCGTCGGAGATCGCTACGAGCGATCGTTCGGCAGCGTCACGGGACAGGAGCAGGCGGCCAAGGTAGGCGAGGCCATGACGACCCTTCAGGAAGCCAAGCACGCCGAACTGGTCGCAAAGAAGATCATCGACCCTGAGGACGCCGTGGGCTTCGCCCCCACCCCCAACGCTCCGAACAAGTGGCAACTCTGGTACCTACACGCTGGCACCCGACGTCCGATCACGGAAACCGTCGACGTAGACGGAAAGCGCGAGACGCGTCCCATCGAAGTTGTTGCATCCGACGTGGCTGCAAAGCACGAGGCATGGAAGAAGCAGGAAGCTGCCCGCGAAGCTGAGACTGCTCAGGGGTGGCGCAAGTTCGGCATCGTCGGCGATGTCGGCGACGCCAAGCAGGCGAATGAGTACCTGAGCCAGATCACCTACAACCAAGCCGGGGACCTCGGAACGTACAACCACGTAGCGAGCCCTACCCCGGTCGCTGACGCACTTAACACCCCAAAGGGCCGTGACGCTGCCCGCGCGTTCGTGAACGACCCCGCACGAACCAAGCAGAGCTTCACTGACTTTCTGAACTCCACCAAGTAAGAGGACCGCATGGCCGACACGACGAACATCCCGGCTCAAGACACACAGTTTGTTCCGACTGTCGGCCAGCCGACCACGCTCCAAACGGAGCACGCGCAAATCCTGGCGAAGGACGAAGCGCAGCGGATCAAAGACAAGACGAGCGTAGGCGACCTCATCGGTGCAACGGCCGTAGACGGAACCATCGGCCTCATCGACCGGACTATCGACGGCTTCGGCATCGAGCCCGATCCGACCTTCTACGGCAAGGCGTTCGCGGAGAAACGCCGCGAGTGGATCAGGGACGGAATCAACGACGAGCAGCTACCGCTCATCGAGAAGGCGTTATCGGCGGCAGATGCTGACCGCCTGAAAGTATACGCCCGCCAGAATCAGGAAGCCGAGAAGACGCACGCTCAGTTCGGCTTCGTCGGCAACATCCTCGCGGGACTTGGCGACCCAGGCGAGTTCGCCCTCGGTGCCCTATCGGGCGGCTTGGGATACGGCGCCAAGGCCACACGACTCGCCAACGCTGTACGTGCGGGTGCGATCAACGCCGCCCAGGGCGTAGGCGTCGAAGCCGCAAAGAGCACTTACGATCCGGCAATCGACTCCGCACATCTCGCTGCTGCCGGTGCCATGAGCTTCACCCTCGGCGGAGCCTTCGGCTTCCATCAGGGCGAGCTGGGCGCGTTGATGAAGGCAGCGGACGACATCGCCCACAAGCCAGAGCCCTCAGCCGCTCCGGCGGCCGTAAGGAACCCCAACGACTCCATGGGCGCGCAGCGCGTCCACGGCTCCGCCGTCGACAGCATGGACGGACCGATCATCGACGACGCGAACTGGCAGCGAGACATTCGCGATGACGCCGCGCTCGTCGGCAAGACGAAGCAGACCATTTGGGCCAAGGGCCGTACCTCGCTGGCCGCCAAGCTCGGTGCCAATAAGTCCGGCGTGGTCTCGAACGAATCGAAGAAGCTACTGCGCGACGGCGTTGGGTACGCGGACAAGTCCGTGGCAGTCGAGGAGTCCGCCTCCGAGATGAGCCTGCGTCTCCGCGACACTGAGGAGACGAAGTTCCGTCGTGCGGTCGAACCGCTGTGGGAGAAGTACAAGGCCGATAACGACCTCCACTTCGACTACGGCAAGGCCGAGTTCATGGAGGAAGCCGGACGCGCCATGCGTGATCCGAGCCGCAAGGTGCCCGCCGAGGCCAGTCAGCTCGCGCAGCATGTCAACGAATCCACCAGCTCCATGTGGAAGCACCTGCACGAAGCGGGCGTCGAGGGCTTTGAAGAACCGAACCCGCCGCATCAGAACTGGCTCCCTCGCGTACACTCGGCCAAGGGATTCATCTCCGTTCTACAGGAGAAGGCGCTGCGCTGGGATGACGTAGTGGGCAAGCTGGTAAAGCCTGCGATGCGCAAGGCGTGGGAAGCCAAGGGGGTCAACTTCGACGAGGATACTCTCCACGAGGTCGCGGAAGCATGGGCACGTCGTGGCTACGACAAGGCGACGCAGGCCCGCACTGCGCAGCCCGGCGGCGGCTTCAACGCCCGCGACGTCGACACCATCGAACAACTCCTCACCGACGCCGGGCAGGCCAGCTCCAAGGCGCGCGCACTCGTGGAGAAGCTGCGGGTGAAGCAGGACGAGAGTGCCCTCCTGCCCCACGCGAAGCGTCGCATCGACATGGATGAGTCGTACTCCACCGACCTGACCGACGAGTTCGGCAATGTCCACAAGGTATCCATCTCGGACCTGCTGGAGAACAATGTCGACAAGCTGACGAGCGACTACATCCGAGAGATGTCCGGCTGGGCCGCACTGAAGTCCAAGACTGGCGTAGGTACACCCCGTCGGCTCGCCGAGTACAAGGCGTTCCTCAATCAGGAATCCGTGCGCTCGGGTGGTGGCGACATCTCCCGCAAGCTGGACATCTCGCTCAACAGCATCCTCGGTCACTCCACGGAGGATCAGCCCCACGCTGCCCTCTCGCGTGCGTCTCGCGTCATCCGAAGCCAGAACTATCTCTCCACGATGCTTCAGGTCGGCTACTCGATGATCGAGGGGCTCGGGACGACAATGGGCGCCGCAGGGTTTCGCAACACCCTCAAGGCTATCCCCGGTTCCCGCGCGATGCTTCGGCGAATGCGGACGGGCGAGCTGGACCTGGAGGAAGCGCGCTGGCTGGAGGACATCATCGCCCCCGGCACTGACTACATCCGCAATCAGCCCTATCTGCGCATAGACGACGGCGTTTACTACGGAACCGGCTCCAGTGGGGTTGAGCGTGTGCTTGACCGCATCGAGAACACGCAGGCTTACGCCAAGCGTGCAGCTTCTATCCTGTCGGGCATGGCGCCCATCCAGACGTACCTTCAGCGCCTTGCTGGCCGTGCAGTGGCCGCCCGGACCATCGAGATGGCGAACGCTTCCAAGCTGTCGAAGGCCGAGGTCTTCCGTTTGCGGAATGACGGCATGACCGAAGCATCACAGTCGGCGCTGTTCGCTCGCCTCAAGGGCAAGACGAAGATCGACGAGATCGCTAAAGATTGGGACAAGTGGTCCCCGGACGAACGTGCCGCCTACTCCGCGTATATGTGGCGTGTGACGCACCGCGCGGTGACGGAGGGTGACGTGTCGGATACGGCGCAGATCATGCATTCGTCCATCGGCAAAATCTTCTGGCAGTTCCGCACTTTCATGACCAGCTCCTATGAGCGGTCGCTACTCAACGGTCTGCACATGCGCGACTGGCAGACCGCGAAGATGTGGAGCGGCTCGACGTTCTTTGCGGGCATCGGCATGGCTGCACGAAACTACATCAACACTGTAGGAGATCCCGAACTCCGAGAAAAGCTGCTTGACCCTACCGAGCTTGGCAAGCAGGCGTTCCAGCAGGCTGCGTACTCCTCGATCATCCCCTTCATGGTGGACACGGTGGCGAGAGACCTGCACGCCCGCAAGCTGCTCGGCGGCCCGGATCAGGGATTCTTTGAGTCCGGCCGCTCGACGGGGTTGGACGCTGGTGTGGCTGGCATCCCGACCCTGAGCACCATCAAATCCCTCTACTCCCTCGCGGGCCTTCCGGGCAAGGCCGCATCCGGCACGGTCACCCAGAAGGACATCCGTGACGTGACTAAGCTCATCTGGTTCAACAACATGACCGGTGTCCGCAACGGCCTCTCACAGTTCGTGAAGATGTTCCCCGAGACGGCTAGCGAGTAACCCAAGGAGATCAATGGCACTACTGGCACGAGGCTACTCCTTCGTCATGTATTTGGCGGAGCCGGGGGCCTCGTACTCCATCCCGTTCCCCTACCTGCACTCGGAAGACATCCGGGTGTTCGCAGGGGACGTAGGGGATGCTGTCGAACAACCATTCAAGTGGAACGGCCCGAACGAGGTCTCGGTCACCGGCAACGTGCCGGACGGCATCCTCATCACCGTTCGACGATTCACCCCTCGCGACAAGAACCTTGTCGACGTGAAAGAAGGCGCGCTGCTCCCGGCGGCCGACCTGAACCTCAATAGTAAGCAGCTCCTCTACATGGTGCAGGAGCAGCTCGACTTCGGCACCTACGGTGGCAGCGGTCTCCCTGGCGGAGGCTCTGGCTGGCCCATGCCGGACGGCAGCACTCCGAGCCTCCCGATCCAGCAGATCGTGGACGCAGTGATGCAGTCGCCAATTATGAAGCTCCTGCTGGACCGTATCGATCCTATCGACTCCACGGCCGAGACGCTGCTGGAGGAGATCATCCGTAGCGACCAGCGCTTCAACGAGCGCCGCAAGGTATCGCGGCGCGTCGCCCTGGCGGAGACGTCAATCGTCACGCTGACCGACGACACGAAGTCGCTGGCCCAGCAGACGGAGGAGCTGTTCGCTCAGTTCGATGGGGCCGCTTCGCAGCTCATCCACGTCCAGCAGGCTCTCGCCACTGAGACGGAGGCACGCACCACGGAGATCACGCAGCTCAACGCCGCCCTCGGGGCCGCTGAGTCGCATATCACCGACGTCCGCGAGGCTGTCGCCACGGAGACCGAAGCGCGCGCCCAGGCCATCACGAAGCTGGAGTCGGACTTCAAGACCGCCGACGACAACGTGACGAAGGCGATCTCGCAGACCCTCACGACTACCTACGCGACCAAGGACTACGCCAAGACCATCTCGACCCAGCAGGTCGAAGCATGGGCCTCCGGCTCCTTCGCGATGCTTCAGAACCGCTTCGAAGCCTTCGTAGACGGCACGGCCGACCCCGGTGGCAATCCGAAGTGGCAGGCCAACTGGTCCCTGAAGATCAACGCGGGAACTATCAACGGCCAGCCGGTCGTCGCGGGCATCGGCCTCGGCGCGTCGTCCACGGGCGGAAGTACCTTCACCGTTCTGGCGGATCGCTTTGCCTTCGCGTCGCCCATTGGCGGCGGGTTGGTCAAGTATCCGTTCGTCGCGGGCACCATCGGCGGCGTGAGCACCATCGGCATCACCGGTCAGCTCATCATCGACGGCTCCGTCACGGCGGACAAGATCAGGGCGAACTCCCTGTCGGCCATCTCGGCCAACATGGGCACGGTGAACGGCGGCATCTTCCGCACGTACTCACTGGACGGCAACGGCAACATCATCGACCCAAACGAGTTCCGTGTCGAGATCACCAACAACCCGAATGACCCATGGCCGTTCTGGATTGGCTCCGGCGTGAAGAACGCGAACAATGCCGTCGTCTGGTTCGACCGGGGCGGTAACGCCGCGTTCAATGGGACCATCCGCGCGAAGAACATGATTGACCAGCTCCAGTCGACTGCCACCGCTTCGTGGAGCGGCTCCGTCAACGCGAGCAGCGGCGGCGTCCCCGTCCAGTTTGACCTTCCCGCCCCCACTCGTCTTGGGCAGGTACACCTCCCTGTGATCCACGTAGAGACGAAGATCAACAATCCAGGCGGAAGCGGGGCAACCGGCGGCATCTACCTTGAGAAGTTCGCGGGAGGTTCATGGCAGCTCGTCAAGGTCCACAACCACTACATCGACGGCGGTGCAACCGACTTCGACTCGATGCTGGCGTTCGATAGCCCTACAACCGGGCCTACGACATACCGGGTTCGTATCGGCCCCGACCCGTTCAGCACGAACCGTCCTGAGAACTTCACCCCCACGCAGGTCACTGCATATGCATTTGGACTGAGGTAACAATCGCTACCAACGACAACCCCGGCTACGTCAGCAACGCGACGCTAGCCGCTCGCCTCTCGGCCCTCGTGGACCGATGGGATCGCCGAGAGAACCAGATGATCGCGGTCCTCACGCAGCCTGAAGGCGACGTCACGATCACTGACGGGCTCGACGTGGATCACCTGATCCCATCATTTCCGTCGCTCCAGAAGGAGGTCGCTGCGCTCGTTGACGACCTGAACGGCGCCGTGGCCGGTGTCTCCGAGATCGCCACACACGTCACCGCACTTGCTAGCGCTGCACAGGATGCTGCGGATGCATCCGAGGCGTCGGCTGTGAACTCGGCAGGCGCAGCCGAATCGAGTGAGCAATCTAACCAGGCATCCCTTCAGCACGCGACCGACGCTAACGCCTCCGCAGTCGCCGCCGACGCGTCGCGGTCGGCGTCGGCCACAACTGCTTCGGCCTCAGCCGCGAGTGCAGCGGAGAGCGCCGAAAGCGCTTCCAGGGCCTTTGCAGACGCCAATAGGTCCGCCGCCGAGGCAGACGACTCCGCAGCGAGCGCCTCGGCCGCGCTTGTGACCCTGGGCGAATCCAACGACGCTCGCGATCTCGCGGAGGCGTGGGCCACGAACCCCGAGAACGTTGAGGTATCCAGCGGTGGCTTCTCGGCTATGCATTGGGCACTGAAGGCTCAGCAGTTCGCCACGGGCTCGCTGGTATACCTCGGCTCGTGGGACGCCTCTGGCGCCACCCTACCCCCCAACGCGAAGAAGGGCGCCTTCTACAAGATTAGCGGCCAGGGCACCGTCAAGGGCGTCACGTATCGGGTGGGCGACAACATTGTCCACAACGGTACGGATTGGGACCTTATCGACAACACCGAGACTGTCACCGCAGTGGCCGGTAAGGTCGGGAACGTCGCGTTGGTCACCGCCGACATTGCAGGACTCGACACGGCACTGGCGAGCAAGGCGTCGATTAATCACCAGCACGCGATTGCCGACGTGGTGAATCTCCAAACGACGCTTGATTCGAAGGTGCCTCGCGCTATGGAGACGACCCTCGGAGACAAGATTTCGCTCTACGGTGATCGTTTCGGCCAGACGAGTTTCCACGGATTCGGCGTCGAAGATTCGACGACCTACTACAAGAGCGGAGCCCTGCATCGGTGGTACACCGCTACGAATGCGGACGGGGTGTCTTGGACCGCGCAGCTTTCTTCGGGAGGAGTGACGGTCAAGGGGGTTATACAGGCATATCGAGGCGCCGTCGGGACTCAGCAGATTTGCTTCACGATGGGCTGGTCTAACCTTGCACAGAGGATCAACCACGTCATTGAGGGTGACGGTAGCTACTCCGTATACACCTACGACTCGAATGGCGGCGCTCCCTCCCTGGATATGCGGATGTCACGCGGAGGCGCGGTTACGTACTCCAGCGGCATCGCCTCAGGCGGCGGTGGTGTAACGACCAGAGGCCCGTCCTCTGCCTTCTGGTTCGAAGACCGAGTGACTAAGCAGTTGTGGGCTCTGTACGGGAACGGAGGCACCGCCGCAATCTGGAATGGAAACGGCGATGTCTTCCGCATAGGAAACGACGGGACGACCATTGCTAATGGCTGGGTCTACGCTCCGAACTTCAAAATCCAGTCCGATTTGAGCCTGAAAACTGAGATCGAGAGGCTGAACGGGCGCGAGCAGTTGGAAAACATCCGAAGGCTCATGCCGCTCTTTTACCGTAAGCACGGTCAGCCGGAGTATGGATTCGGAGCACAGCATGTACTGGACGTATACCCAACCATGGTGGGGAAAGGTCCGTACGAACAGGGCACCCTCACGCTCTCGGTTGCCGAACTGATCGCTCCTATAGTGGCCTCGATTCAAGAACTGGATCGGCGCTTGACGGTCGCAGGTCTCTAATGGCGACCGTCCCGGCCAACCCCAGCTTCCAAGACGTCATCAACGTTTTCGGAGGGAATGGGGAGCTTTACTACTACTACAGGGGAGGCCCGTTCGTTCCAAACATCCCAGCGAACGCTGGGGTACCCGACAGCCCCGGAGCCCTAACGCTGGCGCACCTGGCGGGCTCGACGAACTACGTTCCGCTCAGCGTATCAGCGAACGGGGTATCGAGCTTCGGAAGCCAAAAGGGAACCTTCACCGTGGGAACTTCTACCTGCAACATCTCTGGCGGCAACGGCAATGTCAGCTACAGCCTTTCATTCGTGAGCGGAGATCAGTTCGCTTACAGCCAGGGCGCCGCCAACCAAGCAACCTTCCGAGCCACTAACGTCGTCGCAGGCGAGAACCACCTGCGCGGCGTGTACCGATGGACCGTCTCCGACGGCATCAGCTCCGCAACGGCAGACTTTACCGTCGCCTGGAACTAATCAAAAAACTCATGAACCCCGACACGAAGCTCGCCGTGACCCTGGCGACCCTCGGCGCGGTCGTGGGCATCGGCAAGCTCCTTGCCTCGACCGAGAAGATCACCGTGCGCGTCGTCCTGGCGCGCGCAATCATCTCGGGTGCCCTCGGCCTGTGCGCCGCTGCTGCAACCCTCATGTTCCCCGGCATCTCCACCAACGCCACCATCGGCGTCGCGTGCGTCCTGTCCAGTCTCGGCACGTCCGCTGTCGAGAGCGCCTTCCAGAAGTGGCTGTCGAAGTAATGGCGGCCTCCAAGGAATCCCTCGAAGCCCTGCACACCGCCATCGCTATGAAGCTCACCGAGAGCATCGAGGCACTGGATGCGGGCGAGAAAGGGCTCGCTGCGCTCCTCAACGTCGCCCGCCAGTTCGTTAAGGACAACGGTATCGAAGCCCTGCCGGCCCCCGGCTCTGCCACTGGCGGCCTCGTGGACAAGCTGAAGGAGTATCCGTTCGACCCGCAGGCTGACGGGGTGCATTGAGCACCTCGCAGCACGACGCTGACGAACTAAGCCAGCGCTTCTGCAACCCTGATCCTGCTCCGCACCCGTTCGACGACTTCCGCAACTTCGTCTTCCACATTTGGCGGCACCTCAACCTCCCATCGCCCACTCCGGTCCAGTACGACATCTCGTCGTACCTTCAGCACGGGCCAAGGCGCCGGGTAATCGAAGCGTTCCGAGGGATCGGGAAGTCGTGGCTCACAGCCGCCTACGTGTGCTGGCTGCTGTGGAAGAACCCTCAGCATAAGGTGCTGGTCGTATCGGCCTCCAAGGATCGCGCAGACGCCTTCTCGATCTTCGTGAAGCGCCTGATCGAAACCGTCCCTGAGCTGGCCCACCTGAAGCCGCGCGGCGACCAGCGAAACTCGAACCTCGCGTTCGACGTCGGTCCCGCCACTCCTGACCAGTCGCCCTCCGTGAAGTCGGTGGGTATCACCGGTCAGCTCACCGGTTCGCGTGCCGACACAATCATTGCGGATGACGTCGAGGTCGTGAAGAACTCTGCGACCGTTGCGCAGCGGGAGAAGCTCTCCGAACTCATCAAGGAGTTCGATGCCATCCTCAAGCCCCTGGCGAACGCAGAGATCATCTACCTGGGTACGCCGCAGACCGAGGAGTCGATCTACAACCGACTGCCGGAACGCGGCTACGAAATCCGGGTGTGGCCTGCGCGCTATCCGAAGGACGCAAAGCACTACGCCCAGTACCTCGGCCGCCTCGCCCCCTACATCGCGGAAGCGTTCGAGACCAACCCCGGCATTGCCTGGAAGCCCGTGGAGCCCTCGCGGTTCCATGAGAACGACCTGATGGACCGTGAGGCTTCGTACGGCCGCTCGGGCTTCATGCTCCAGTTCATGCTGGACACGACCCTCTCGGACAGCGAGCGCTACCCGCTGAAGCTGTCGGACCTGATCGTGATGGACGTCGACCGCGAGGCCGCCCCCATCCGCGTCATGTGGGCCTCTGGTCCCGAGCAGATCATCAACGACATCCCGGCCGTTGGATTCACGGGCGACCGCCTGCACCGCCCCATGTACGTCTCCAAGGACATCGAGGAGTTCACGGGCTCGCTGCTCACCATCGACCCTTCAGGCCGTGGCGGCGACGAGACGGGCTACACGGTCACCAAGATGCTGCGTGGCATGGTCTTCCTCCGACGCGCTGGAGGCATCTCTGGCGGCTACTCGGACGAGGCTCTGGAGCAGATCGCGCACATCGCACGAGCCGAGAAGGTCAAGGCCATTCTGGTCGAGTCCAACTTCGGCGACGGCATGTTCGTGAAGCTGCTGGAGCCCGTGCTCCGGCGCATCTACCCCTGTGCAGTCGAGGAGGTCCGCAGCACGGGTCAGAAGGAGCGCCGCATCATCGACACCCTGGAGCCGGTTCTCAACCAGCACCGCCTTGTCGTCGACGCTGCGCTCCTCCGTGCAGACCAGAAGTCCGATCCGAAGTACCAGCTCTTTCACCAGCTCACCCGCATAACCCGCGAGCGGGGCGCCCTGCGCCACGATGACCGCCTGGACGCCCTCGCCATGGCCGTCGCGTACTGGACCGAATGGCTTAGCCGCGACATCACCCGCGAGGAGGACAGACGGGCACAGGAGCTGTTTGACGAGGAGCTGCGGAAATTTGAGGAGCATGTCCTCGGGTTCTCTACTCACTCGAACAACTACTTCGACAACTACTAGACACGGATGAAGTGGGCTTCCTCGTCACACCCAGGGCAGATCACGTTGGGGGTGGCATCCAGCACAGCTTGCACCGCCCCCCGTGCAATCTCCTCCGTCTTGAAGGCGGTCATGTACTCGTAGAAGTTTGATCGGTACACCTTCATCGCATCTTCAACGGTGCCCGTGCCTTTGACGTAGTGCCAGTGCCGGACGCATTGGCGCACTACCAACCCAGCCTCCGCTAGTTCGTATGCCTTGAGGTTCCTGTTCATCCACCCACACTCCATAGGAGAAACCAATAGCCTATCAGCTCGATCCTGCCCTCGAAGCCTACCTTGTAGGTGCCGAGGGTGAACGGCTTGTCGCCTATCGCGACACCAAGGGCGTCTGGACCGTCGGCGTGGGCCATACCGGCCCCGAGGTCCACGACGGCCTGAAGATCTCCAAGCAGACCTCTCGTCTCCTTCTGGCAAAGGATGCGGCAATAGCCGCTTCTGCGGTCGACCGGATGGTCAGCGTACCGCTCACGGCTAACCAGCGGATCGTCCTGATCTCCTTTGCCTTCCAGTACGGCGCCACCCGTCTGAAAACTTCAACCCTCCTTCGCCTGCTCAACGCGGGTGATTACGACGCTGTACCAGCTCAGCTCGCGCGGTGGAACAAGGAAACCCTACCCGACGGCTCCGTGCGGGTGAACAAGGGCCTCACGAATCGTCGAGAAGCCGACATCGACCTATGGAATACCCCATGACCGACAAGAAACCGAATATCCTCCAGCGCTTCTACGCGTACGCCTACACCCGCCCGTTGGCGTGGCTGGCCGTGCGGTACCTGGTTGTCCCTGCCCTGGCGGCGTACACGATTGTGCGGGAGCACATCCCGGACCTCATCGTCGAGATGAAAGCCGAGTGGCAAGCCCTGGAGCAAGACCGCCGCGCGGAGCTGGACGCCGCGAATAGCGCGGGTCACACCGGCTGAGACCGGACCTGGGTAGGGTCTGCCGATGATCTACTGGCGGCTCCTACGAAACGGCTGCGAGGCCTATCTACTCCCTGACGACCCTCGGGCCGCGCGCCGGGCCGAGCTTGGCCCCGCGTTCGCCAGGATTACGCCGATTCGCGGCTCGACCGTGCGTCACGAGCTTCGTTGGCTTCGCGGCCCTCGTCAGCTCCACCCACAGTTCGCCTCGAAGGAGGAGACGCTGAGGAGGCACGTGGCGCAGTGGGTCAAGCATCACCACAAGTTTCTAAGGCACTCACTGAAGCCCGAACTGGATGATCCGTGGGCACCCCCTACTCCCTGTATCGGGGGAAGGAAGGGGGATGACTACGAGCATGTCCAGAGTACACCGAGGGAGCGTACAAGGGCCGAGTGGGCACGTATGGGATACGTAAAGGCTCCTAAGTAACCTTTAGGAGTCTTAGGTTCTCTCTCCTGTCGCTTCGCTCCTATGCTACCGGTTATATTCCACGCCCCGTCCAAACAAGCACTTAGCATGAAGCGCATCCTCTCCGTCTTAGCTGTCTCTCTGGCCCTATCGGGCTGCGTCACGATGACGCCGCGAGCCCAGCACATCCAAGTGCAGAAGCAGGACTCTGCACTGCTGAGGGACTGCACGAAGCTCGGTCGTGTCGACGCCAAGGCGTCCGGCTGGGGCAAGCTGACCTACGAGAGCATGAACGCCCAGGCGGAGGCGAACCTTCGCGAAGCCACTGCTGCTCAATACGCGACTGCGGATACCGTCGTGGTACTCAATGTCGACACGCACATGAACTCCGCTGACGCGACCGGTGTGGCCTACAAGTGCTACTGAGGGCAGAAATGTTTGCCGAAAATTTCCGTGGGGGTATCTGACGGTCGGAGGATCGCGAAGTCCCCCCGGTGCCCCCTCGGCCCCACAGGCCCCTCGCGCGATCATTGACGCGCCCGCGTAGCCGCGCGGTGCATCATCCGGCGGCACCTACAGCGGCACCTCATCGTTTAAGTGACTGATCCACATGGACGTGCACCAGATACGGGATGCGGTGCGGTACCTCACGAGGCATTACACGATCACCCCGGCATCGCATGGCCTCTCACGGCCTGCCGCTGCCTCGTCGTGTTTGCGCTCGTGTCTGCCCTCATCTGTCGTTTTGCCCACGGCCCATCCGGCCCCTAACGACCCGCACGGCCCGCCTGCCACCCTGCCCGACCCATGGCCTACCTCACGATCCCGACGGCCTCACAGGGCCAATGACGACCCGTAACGATTGCTCACACGCAACGCTTGACGATTCGTAATTCCGTGCTATCGTTAACTCAAGTCACGGCACGGACCGCCGCCGACCCGCTCGCCACCCGGCCAGCGTAGTGATGGAGCTACAGGGCACCACGGGCCGCCTCAAGGGCAAACGTGGAGCCGCAAGGGAACCAAGGGACTAGCCAAACGGCCCCCAAGGGAAACGAGCGGCGACCGGTGGACCTGCCACCGCCCTGCCGGGCACTGCACGACGGAATGATTGCGTTATCGCAACGCTTGACGACTCGTAATTTCATGGTAACCTAGCTTCACGGTCAGACACCGACTGGCACCAACCACCAGCACGAATCCACCGGGCTATTCACTGTCCAGCTATGTCCCTCGGGGCGCACTGATGCAGATGCCACGGGCTAGTCATGCCCAAACGATTGCGATGTCGTAACGATTACGGATCGGTGATGCGAGTCATGCCCCTTCAACGAGGGGGCATCACTGGCAGCACCGGAATCCGCTGCCGTTCCCCGAGCCATCAAAAGGAACACACATGAACCACATCGACCGCTGGAAGTACCGCAGAAGACCGAGCGGGGATCGCCTCCGCGTCCCCACGAACCCCAAGGAGCCCGCTGCATGTACCACGTGATCGACACCCGCACCAAGGGGATCGCAGGCCGCTGGGCCAGCCCCCGAGACGCCCGCCAACAGGCCCGCGCCCTGAATCGCGCCTACGGCGAGCCCCGTTACACCGCACTGCCTGCGAGGAGGCCCACATGACCCTTGAGGAAGCCTGGACGGCTCTGGTGAGCCGCGACGAAGCCCTGCACGAAGTACGCAAGCACGGTTGCGACCGGGACGAGTTCCTGACGGAAGTCGGGGACCGTGAGGAGTACCTCGGCGAAGACGTTCTCGGCTGGCTGGGGTACTGAGCCATGACCAAAGAGACTTGGTACTGCAACGAGTGCGGAAGCCTCGACATCCGGCATGACGCTGTCGCGTGGTTCAACCCCGAAACAGAGGTCTACGAAATTCTCGGGGTGCTTGATGAATCGTGGTGCGAAGACTGCGGAGAACAGAACGGCTCGCCTGTCTTCGGCACCCCGGCTGAGATCACCGATTGACTAGTGACCTTCGCCCCTGCCCCTTCAGGACATCGAGGGGGCAGCAGCGAATGCCACACCACCGAGCAACCAACGTGAGAAACGCCATGAAGAACTACACCATCACGGTTAACACCGCCCATCTGGCCGCCGTCGCCGTCTTCGCCAGCCGCAAGGACATCCGGTACTACCTCAACGGGGCGCTGATCGAGGCTACCGAGACGGAGACGCGAGTCGCGGCCACTGACGGCCACGTTCTAGGACTGCACCGGGCGGATAGCGTTAACGGCCTGTCGGGCGAGGCGCGGGTAGCGGTCATCGTGCCGAATGACACGCTGGCACTTCTCGCGAAGGCGATGCCCAAGGGCGGTCTGGTCAACGTGTGTTGCACGGACGACCGATGGGAGATCGTGGGCGACACCGTGCGCCTTCCCTTTTCCCCCATCGAAGGCCGCTTCCCTGATTACCGCATGGTCATCCCAATGGACGTGACCGGCGAAGCGGGCCAGTTCAACCCCGATCTGCTGGCACGCTTCAACAAGGCTGCGAAGGCGCTTGCGCAGAAGGCTCTTCCGGTCGTCGACCATAACGGGTCGAGCGCGGCCCGCGTGACGCTCTCCGGCGTCCCCGGTTTCGTCGGCGTCATCATGCCGGTGCGGGTCAAGCCGGAGGATCGAGTCGATACCTCCTGGGCGCGCGCCGCCTGAGTGCCAAGTCGTGCCCCTTAGGACACCCAGGGGGCACCGCTGGGAACTCTCCCTATCCACCTGATACGCTAGGAGCACATATGGCACCCAAAGCCGAGGCAAGACCCATGTCCCCCGACGAGCTGGAAAAAGTCCGCGCCGAGATCGGCAAGCTCATGGCTGAGACCGCGAAGATCAATGCGGAGGCACGTTGGTATCCCTTCGTGGCCGCTGCGGGTGTCTTCGCTGCCGCGCTGGGTCTCCTGAAGATCATCAGCGCCATGTAGCAGCCCGGCCGATCCCTGCGCATCACCAACGAACCCGCCGCACTGGCGGGTTTTTTGTTGCCCGCGTTCAGGGGGGTCACATGCGCGCTTACCGCGTCGCTGAAGTGAACGGCAAGGTGAAACCTAGCCGGATCGTACTCGCCGAAACCATCTTTGAAGCCGTCCGCCGCTTTGCTGGCTGCACGGTCATCCATCTCGAAGGCCCGTTGTTCTCATCGTCTCGCGAGGAACCCGTGCGGTTCGCTTGCGTCAACGAGGGGAAGCACGCCGGGCGTCATTTCATCGCCTACCAAGTGGGCAGGGAGTTCACATGACCACCGATGAGCGCGAGGCAATCCTCGCAGCCCTCCAGAAGCTCGTGCGCAGCCGTCCCGGCTTCGACTTCGCGAACTATGGGGACATGTCCGCATATCGCGCCGACGTGCGCGTAGCGACCCGCCAGCTCAATCACGCTGAAACGATGCTTGCGACTATTGGCTGGCGAGGAAGCATCACTGCGGAGGACCTGAAGCTCGCCATGCAACGCGCCTTCTCCGGGCGCCTATCGTGGGACGGCGAGGCCCTGAGCTACTGCGCAGGTCAATACTACCCCATGGAGTTCCGCGCGGCCGTATGCGCTGTTCTCGCGAGCACCCTATGGGACTACTGGCGCCGCAACGATCCGCGCCGATCCGCAGATGCCATCCGCAAGCTCGCGCGCGCGGAGCTTGGCGTCTCGATCTCGCGGGAGTGGTTCCGCTGATAAGGAGGCGGCAGCAAGCGTCAAGGGAATAGCTCACGCACCGGAACGTGCAGCCGTGCGGTCTCGGATGCGGCACGAACCTTTCGTGCGATTACCAAGTCCAGCGGAATGCGACGATTAAGCCCTTCGTGTAGGTCGAGGCCGTCCATGCAGATGATGCGGTTCCCGGTTCCCATGGCAACAAAGGCATCGGGCGAGAACCCCGAGTAGCTAATGAGCAATCCCCGAGTCCAGTCCATCTTCTGCCGAGCCTTGCCCTGTAGAACGTGCATCGCGACATTGTCGACAGGTGCGCTCTGCCACTTCGCTTCTAGCAAATAGGTATTGCCTGAATGTACGAAGCTCCCGTCTATTTGCTCGCCAGCGAGTCGAAATGATCCTCGTGGCTGAAGCTGGTAGAAGGTGAACAAGCGATGCAGGAACCTTTCGAACGCGTAACCCCGCGGCTGTGGGGCTAATGCGTGCAGCCCGTTGAACTCGCTGGCTAGTGCGTCCTCCTGTGCGCGGTCGAATGCAGGCACTGCCGTTTTTGAGGGCCGTTCAGGCGGTGCTTGACGGTTGCCTCCGCCAACACGCTTCAACACCTCGTAGAAGCGCGCCTCTGCGTTGAGACAAGAATCTGCGCCTGGATTGCGCCTGTAGTACGCCTCCCGGTATTTCCAAAGAGCCGTGAGCACCCGCACTGCCTCCGCATCACTCTCTTGTCGCAGCAATGACCGAAGGCGCCTAGCCTTCGAGGTACCGTCGACTGCGTACTTTGCAGCCTCCAAGTCGATGTTCAGTTCTTGGGCGAAAAACATGAACAGCTCTGGCGTGCTGAAGTCGAGCACGTATCCGCCCTCCATCTGGAAGACAGCGTCCAGCTCTTTCATATCGATCGTTCGTAGGTTCGACATCCCTTTGTCCTAGGCGACTAAGCCGGGGCCAATTGTACTCAACCCCAACGCCGCCCATGAGGCGGCTTTTTCGTATCTGCACGTCCACCGAAAGGAACCCGCATGGCCCGCACGAACCAGAGAACCGCCCTCCGCACCTACGTGACCGTCTACGAGTCCGAAGGACGCCGCTGGGGCGAGAGCATCCCCGCCGAGTCCCTGAAGTCCGCCGAGCTGCACGCCGAGAACCAGGCATACGTTCGCGACCTCCGCATCGTCCACACCCTGCCCCTGAACCCGGAGAACGTGTAATGGCCCGCATCACTCTCGCAACCCTTCACATCGCCACGGCCCAGCAGGTCTTCGAGCAGGTCCGTGACCACATGCTCCGGCAGGGCAAAAAGTCCACCGTGAGCGGATTGCCCGACTCCATGTGCGCCTATCGAGGCGGCGGCGGTGCCATGTGTGCCGCTGGATGCCTCATCGCTGACGGCGAGTACCACGCATCCATGGAAGGTGCGACATGGGGCGGCCAAGCCGATTTCCCGACCGCCCACGCGCGGCTCATCCGTCAGATGCAGCTCATCCATGACGCGAAGCCCGTCGAGTTGTGGGAATACTACCTGCGCGCGCTTGCGAAGGAGCATGGCCTCGCCTGGTCCATCACCCTCGCGACCCTTCCGACCGCTTCGGCCCAGGAAGTCTTCGAGCAGGTCGCGAAGCACCTTTTGAAGCAAAACGCCCAAAGCATCGGATATACCGGGTGCGCGTATCGCGGTCGCGACGGCATGTCGTGCGCGGCCGGTGCGCTGCTCTCGGATGCCGACTGGGAAACGCTGGAGCCGCACGACAACGGTGTTTCGTGGCTGGTCCTCGCGGATCGCGGGATCGTCCCTAAGGTCCACACGGGCCTGATTCGCTCCCTCCAGCGCCTCCATGACGGTCGCGAGCCCGACTCCTGGCACGGCGCCCTGCGCACCGTCGCGGCTCACTTCGGTCTCGATACGTCCTTCATGGAATCCCCGGCCCCCGTCTCGCTCCCTGAGACGGCCGCTGCCTAATCTCACTGCCCGGCGAGACGACACCTCGCCGGGTTCCTACAGGGGAATCGAATGACCAAAGCCTCCACGCATCGGCGCAACCTCGCGCCCGTCTTCATCTTCATGGCCCATACCGGACTCTTTGGCTTCGTCGCCTGCGTGACGAAGGACAAACGCTGGCTCGCGGCTCAGGCCGTCGTATGGCTTATCGCGCTCTGGCTGCTGCTGCGCAGCGGGAGGCGATGAATGGGCTTTCCCGAGTCCCTTTGGGATGTCGTGAACACCTTCGTAGATTCCCTGGGCGGCCTTTCGGTCGATGAGGCCCTCAATGCCGCTAACCGTCACATGCATCCCGCGCAAGACGTCGAAATGTGACCAACTGCGCATATTGAAGGTTTCGTGAAAGGGTCGCAGACTTTTGCGGCTAACAAGAACAACAACCCAGGAAATGAAGATGTTTGCAGTCCCCCGCATCGAGATGGAATTCATCCGCAGGAGAGCGGAACGTGGCTTCTATGTTGACAAGTCGGAAGCGTTGACGACCGTCATTGCTTTCGGGATCGTAAGGCTTTACCTTTCTCGGGGCGCCACGTACCCGATCAGGACACCCAATGAAACACCTCACCCCGACCGAAGCGTCGCGGATTATGTTCGCATTGCTTCAGAAGGTCAGGACCTCGACGGGTGGCGGCGGGCAGCTCAGCCTCGCAGCCACCACCACGCTGTTCGCCGCGATGAAGAACCCCGGCGAGCTTCAGTTTGACCTCGTGAAGGAGGTAGGCGGCGTGACAGCCGCCGCGATCTCGCGCCAGATCGACCTCCTCGACGGCAATACGAAGACCAAGGCCGGGGAGAGCATCCCCCGCCTCCTCCGGCGGAACCGCGCTGACACCAGCCGCGTGAACAACCAGATCGACCTAACCCCCGAGGGCGCTGAGTTCGCGAAGGAGTTCGCCGACTACATGAGCGAGCTGCTAGAGCGAGCACTCCGCTAGCCACCGCCTCCATTCGCATCACACCGAACCCGCCCTTGTGGCGGGTTTTTTATTGGGAGTTCGAAAATGCCCCTCGTCCTCAAGGGAACCGTCAAGGCCGGTCAGCCGGACAAGCGCTACTACATGATTCGCGTGCAGGTGAATGACCGCCGTGTCGTCGTGTCCTCCGGCACCCGCACCCGCGTGGACGCGGAGAAAAAAGAGCGTCTGGTGGTGGAGGCGCTCGAAGCCAACCGAAACATCACGCAGGCCGAACTGGTCGCGCTGGTACGCGGCGAGACTCACATCCGCACCATTGCCGCCATTCGCTCCGGCGGCGGCCTCACGCTTAAGACTGCATTCGACCGCTGCTTCGCTGACCCGCACGTGTGGCGCAGCATCCGCGCTCAAGCGACGTACCGGACGAACTGCAAGCATGTCACCGAGTATTTCGGCGAGGACCGCGTAATCGCGTCTATCACCTTCCCGGACGTCCAGGCGTACATCACGGCCCAGCTCGACGCGAAGCCGCCCAGCTCGCCCGGCACGATAAACCGCCGCCTAGCGTGCCTCGGGAGGATGTTCAGCGCTATGAGCGAGCTGCCTGATGGTCCGAAGACGATCCCTAAGATCAAGTATCTGCCCGAGCTGGGTGCGCGCAAGTTCTCCTTTACGCACCAGCAGGAGGCCAAGATGTTCGCCGCAGTTGCTGAGCTGGACACGCTCGTCCCCGGTTCTCAGGGAGGCCCTCCGCGCCGCCGCGACGCCCACCTATACCTGAGGCTCTTTAAGGTCCTCGTGGAGACAGGCGTGCGCCTCGGCGAGGCACTGCGCGTGCGCTGGCCGGATGTGCAGGGGATCGAGCACGGTGCCGGAGTCATTCGGCTCTACCGCGTCGACGAACTCAAGACAAAGAAGGCGCGCTCGGTGCCGCTGACGGCGGAAGCGACTGCCGTCCTCCTCGCGATCAAGGCTGAGGGGACTCGACCGGTCGGCCCCTTTCAGGACCTCAACAAGGATCGAGCAGAGCACATCTGGAAGGCCGCCAGGAAGCGCGCAGAGATCGTCGACCCGCATTGCGTGATCCACGCTCTGCGCCACACGTGCGCGACGCGCCTGCTGAAGGCCACGGGCAACATCAACCTAGTGAAGGAGTGGCTAGGCCACACGACGATCAAAACCACGGCTGACACCTACGCTCACGTCGAGACAGACAGCATGGTCGACGGCGCCGAGGCCCTGTCCGCGCTACGCGGTACCTCGCTTGCGAAGGCGTAA